CATTTGCATCATCCAACTTTTTATGTAATCTGGCACGCCTAAGAAATCACACAAGGCTTCAGTAAGCTCTCGTAGACTCCTCATTGAGTGTTGTTTCTCCATAGCTGTAAAATCTAGACATATCCGTTCTTCACCAGGTAAATTGGCTACTCTGTCAGCTTCAAGGGCTCTACAACTTAGTGTTGGAACCAGTAAGACTTCTGTGTCACACCAATGCTTATCGACTACTTTATGTAGTAGATCTTCATTTACGTATGCTATAGTGTCTGATGACTTGATTGATCTAATTTTCGGATTTTCTAGCTTTAATGCTAAGGTGATTTCAGTTCTAGGCTTCGTCTTAAAAATGAAATTTTCTTTAACACCTTCAAGGAAAGCCAACTTTGACTTCGGTTCTTGGTTCCAATCTCCCTCCACCTCTGAGTTCACACAATCATGATGAGCTCCGTTAACACAATTAATCAACCTATTATCCCAGTAATCCTGTTCGTCAATACCAAATAAGCGCCACCTGTCTTCTACTCTCTGGTGAGCTATTTTTGGCATTGCTCGATTAAATAATTTGGTTGCCTCGTTGTATATCTGTCTTTCTTCATAAATTATGTTTTCTCCCTCTAGTTTCACTTCCCCTAACATTGCACTGACTTCCTCTTCCATATTAAATGGAACAGCTCCCCTTCCCCACAAAGCGTCCATCTCAGTAAAAGCTGCAAGGTGTGGATTGATAGCCACACCTAAAAGTTTCGTTAGATCACTAACCTTCTTACATAAGTCCAAGTCTAATACGTAAGCTGTATATTTATGTATAGGATATATATAACCTTTCACCCATAACAAGTAATTACTACTGATTATGTTGACCATTTGGTCGTTTGACAACCCAATGCATTTATGTAAATCTCTAAGTATCCAATTGAAATAAACAACATTGTGTCGTGCTAACGATTCCAAAACATCATCCATGAACACGTTTGATTTGGCTGCGGTTGCTGTCCCTGCTTTAAAGGGCCACCATCCTGATAGTTTTTGACCATAAACTATGCGTAACCACAACTCCACTTCCAAACGTCCATCAGCAGTGTACTGTTGGTGTCCTGGTTTATAATAATCCCACAACTTACCATCATCCCTGAACAAATGATTGAAGTAAACTTCTTTCTTTGCTTCATAAATTAATGGACTCTCTTCTCTTTCTACTTTTCTCCTTAATTCTAAGTCAGCCCAACTTTTATCGATTGTGCTCAACATGAACCTTGCCCAGTGTTGCTCTTCTATATAGGTTTGGTGAATAACAACATCACTAATGTTGTCCATTAGGTTGTCGATGTATTCTTTAGTTAGTACTTTATCGTATTTGATTTTTTGATAGCCTGTGTCGTTCACATAACTACCTTCAAATAACTTGTTGTCATTATAAATCAATACTTCACTACTAATTAATTTAGCCAGCCTATAATCAATATTTTTCAAATTTCGGGATGCTGTTTGTTGCTTTATTTTCAAAATTGGGTCACCATTTATGTACAAATCAATATATTTTTCTCTTTTTTGTTTTTCTTTTTTTTCTTTTTCTGCCGCACTCAACCACCTCGTACTTAATGCAAAAATGTCCTTAATATATACAAAATTCTCCAAGGACCGGAGATCTGGGGCTATCCTCGACCTATTCATTCTTCTGGCCAGCATCAGGTTCTTTATCATCTGATGTTGCCATACTCATGTTGGTCGGGGTCGTGGGTATTGTTGGTTTCAGTGGCTCCAGTTTCCCTTCACCTCTAGG